ACCAGATCATAGCGACCGACGCGAATGGCCTCGTCGGTGATCTTCTGCCAGTCGCGCCATGCCTCGTAGTTCTGGGCTGCGTTGGTCAGCTTGATAAGTCCTCGCGGTGGCATGTCACTCCCCCTGTGCGAACACGCGAGCCCGAACGTACTCGCTCATGCTCACCCCTGCGGCCTCGGCCATGCGGGTGAGGTCGATGCGCTCGGCGTCGGTGAGCCGAATGCGCAACGTGTAGTCGCGGATCTCGTCCACCCCCGAGCCCAGGTTGGCGGCGATCTCGGCGCGTTCCTCGGGCGTGAACGTGGCGCCCGGGTCGTTGAACGCCAGCTCTGCCGCGTGGTTGTATCTGAGTTGCAACACGGGCGACTTAGCCCGGATGGCTGCGAGGGTGGCGATGGCCTCGCCCGTCGCGTTGGGAGAGCGGGCGATGATGATGCGTAGTGCTGATTCCATGCTGCCGTTCATGCTGTCATCTCCTGTAACATCCAGTGCTTGTCCACCCAGGCCCACGCGTGCGCCCAGAAGTCGGGCGGCGAGACGTGGCACAACACGCGCCGCTCGTCGGTGTCGCTCACCTGGGCGATGTGTACGGGCGTGTCACCTGGCACGATAACGCTGGCCCCGCCGAGGGCGTTGCCTGCGCCAACAATCTCAGAGTGGAACGTCAGATCAAACGCGGTGCGAATCATGCTGTCATCTCCTGGGTGTTGTCCGTGTCTACCGTCCAGTTATCGGGCAGGACGGTGATGCCGATCTGCCGCTGCTGCTCTGCCGTGTGGTACTCGGTGCGCAGGACATGGGCCAGGTAGCCGTCAACCGTGAACGTGCGGTGCTCATCCTGTCTGCCTGCGTAGTTGTGCACGACATAGGTTACTGCATCGGTGAGCATGATGCCTCCTTATCCTGGTCAAACAACGTGCCGCACCAGTCCCACTCACTGACGGGCGGGGCGGGCTTGGGTTCGGGTGCGCTCTGCCGGGCCGGGTCAGGCACCATGATAGGCGAGCCGGTAAAGATGGGCAGGTCATCGTCTAGCAGTTGGGCGGGCTTGCGTCGTGCGCTCATGTCAAGCCTCCATGTACTCGGTGAAATATTTGCGGATTGCGGCATCTGGACGCTTGCCCGCACTGAATTGGCACGTGCCGCGCACCTGAATCCCGTTGATCCATAGTCCCTCGCCGTCCCGGTTGGTGCGCACCGTGTAGACCTTGATTTCATCGGTGAGGAGTTCGGTAACGGTGACGCGGTAGGTGTTGGTCGTGAGTGCGGGCAGTTTCTTGAGTGATACTTTGGTGATCTGCTCTTTCATGTCATCCCCTCCGCGTGTAGGATGCGCGGCCCCCGGGTAGGTGGGCTAGATGATCTCCCAGGCAGCGGCGTCGTAGCCTGGCAGGGCAGCGATTGCCATGCCGCGAATCGTCTCGATGATGCGGTATGCCTCGGTGTCCTTGTAGTCCGGCGTCTCACACGTCTGGTAGTCGTAGCAGGTGCACGCTTTGAGTGCTTGCACCGGGCTGATTGCCTGGCCGCGGGTGAACTGGAACGGCGCGATCTTGATCTGGCCTGCGTATTGCTCGGGCGTGTCATCCGGGTAGCGATAGCACACGCTGCGAATGTTCTCGGCCTTGAGGATGTTGGCGAGTTCTTCGGCGTGGACTACGTCTCGCGTGTCCTTGACGATGCTGGCGGCGCCGGTCTCGTCGTGCAACCAGATGTAGCGCCGGTCCCCCTTGGCTGCGAATTGCAGCAGCGAAACAATGTGCTTGTCTGATACCACAAATGCACTCATGTCATCCTCCTCCGGCCTTTAGCCCGACCGGCGGGGCAGGTGGGTTAGTCGAGCCCGGTGGTATGCTCGTCTATGGTGACGCGCGGTGCGATGATGACCTGCCGCCTGACGTGCGTCGTCTGCTCTGAGATGGCGTGCTCTGGCGTGTCGGGTGCCATGAGCGCGAGAATGGTGGCGTCGAACGCTTGCCACGGGCCATATCCGAGTAGGCGACCGTCCCCCAGGTCGGTGTATACGGCATCGGCAAACTCCCCCGTGCGAAACAGCCAGCCTAGTGCATCCTCGGCGTTGTGCGCGTAGTACACGTGCACCGGGGCGTGTGCGTAATCGAGTGGCGTGATGTGCTCGCCGTCCTGCCTGCCGTATTGCCTGGTGATGCGGATTACTACGATGGGTGCCGTTTCCTGCTTTGTCTCGTACTGGATTGGTTCGCTGCCGTCATCTGACGTGATGGTATAGCGGACCTCGTACCCAAAGCTCTCGATTGGTGCCGTGCGCCTCTTGGCGTATGCCTCTGTGAACTCTCGCTCTTGGAATGAGTAGCGCATCTCACTCCAATCCGTCTCGCCAATCTGCCGGTAACGTAGGTGCAACCTATGTGCCATGGTATCCCCCCCCTGTGTGTTGTAGGTGTGTGTTGTCACGCCCCTATACTACCACAGCGTAGCTACATTGTCAATCCCCCAAATCATACGAGTTTTGCGACTCGCTCATGCGCCGCACATCACCCCCTCACTCACCCCCACGCAACGTCCCACGTAACGCCCCACGTAACGCACGCGCAGCCAGTGAGTGAGGTCGTGTGCCAAAACCAAAATCATGGCGCATGTGTGTTGTACCCTATCGTCAGGAGGTGGCTATGCAGATTCCCGGTTTTGTCTGGACCGCGGTCCTCGCCCTCATCCCCCTGCTCGTGCAGTGGCTGATGGGGGACTATTTCGCAGGACAACCGTGGGTGTCTCTCGTCGTGATCGTCCTCGGGTTTGTCGCCAAGCTGCTCGAATTGTACCGGCCCGCCCAGGTGCGCGGCCTCGAAGCCGCCGACGCAGAGCCAAGCAAGCTGCGCCGGTTCTTGCTCGGTGGGTAAGACTGAGGATACGGGCGCGATCACGGTTGACGCGCTTGTGTCACAGGTGCGCACGATGGCTGATGGGGGGGTTCGAGTAGTCCTCGACCTCCCCGAAGGCTACGTATACGAGGCAGCTTGGCTCATGCAGGTCAAGCAGGATGAGGGTATCGTTAGGGTGTCGGTCAACCGGACAGACAGCGGCTAGTCAATGGTCGCAAACGATGGTCAATGGATCAACCAGATTTCGCAACACTTCTCAAGACCCTGACGCCAGCACAACTTGATTTCGTGCGGGCGCGTTTGTGGTCGCAGTCAGATCGAGACGCGGCAGAAAAGGCGGGGATACATCCCTCAACAGTTTGCAGGTGGGAGAACCTGAACGATGTGCGGATGTGCATCACCCTCGCCAAGCAAGATGGCGTGGTAATCGCTGCTGAGGAGCTGCGGCGCATGATTCCCGATGCGATGGACGCGCTTCGGGATGAACTGAAGGCTCGGCGCGGAAGTAGCAAGCGGCTTGACGCCATTGTGCAGGTGCTCGACCGCACGATAGGCAAGCCGACCGACAAGACAGAGGTATCTAGCCCCGGTGGTGGGCCATTGGAGATCGTAATCCGGCATGTCGAAATCCCTATCCCTGAGCATCCCGGCGAGACACCCGGCGCAACGTCAGGTAGTTGACGAGGCCGCGCGCTTCAACGTCCTCGCGTGCGGGCGGCGCTGGGGGAAGTCCTGGCTTGGCGTTGACCTGCTGATTGACGCAGCCGTGCAGGGTAAGCCGGTGGCCTGGTTTTCGCCCACCTATCGTATGCTCTCGGACGCCTGGCGCATGGTGCGGGAGGTCGTCCAGCCGGTGACGGTAGCAGCTCGGGCGGATGAGCATAGGATCGAGTTGATGAGCGGCGGCACGGTGGATATGTTCAGCCTCGACAACCCGGATACGTCACGCGGGCGCAAGTTTGCCAAGGTCATCATTGACGAGGCGGCGATGAGCCCCAACCTCGAACCGGCCTGGACTAACGTCATTCGCCCGACGCTTGCCGACCTGCGCGGGGGTGCCTGGTTTATGAGCACTCCTCGCGGGCATAATTACTTCTGGCAGCTCTACAACCTGGGCATTGATCGGGCGGAGGGGTGGCGCTCGTGGCGTAAGCCGACTGCTACCAACCCCTACATTGGAGCCGATGAGATTGAGGCCGCACGCCGCACCCTGCCCGAGCGGGTGTTCGCTCAGGAGTTCCTAGCCGAGTTCATCGAGGACGGTGGCGCGGTGTTCAGGGGGGTGTACAAGTGCGCTAATGGTACACCAATGGAGCCGCAAGCAGATCACGCCTATGTTATGGGCGTTGATCTGGCTAGGTTGGCTGACTTCTCAGTAATCGCGGTCCTTGATACGTCCGTTGATCCTATTGCGTTGGTACACCTTGACAGGTTCAACAAGATAGACTGGACATTTCAGGTCGGCAAAGTTCGTGCAATTGCAGAACGATATCACGTCTCTATGATTCAGGTAGACGCAACCGGCCTTGGTGATCCGGTGATTGAGCTATTGCGTTCTGAACTAGGGCGCGTAGTTCACTTTGAGATATCAGATTGAGATGAGCCATTCGATGATGGTTAGGACACAGGACAACAAGATTATCGGGGGCGTTTCCTCCAAGTTTACGGCGCGTGATGTGGTGAACGTCACAGGTTATGTCCCAGCCGCACACCATACACGCTTTGCCGTAAGCCTTAATCGCAATCTTGCGCGCCGTCGTGTGGTTGCTCGTATCCTTGAAGTTGGGGTTATTGCTACCAGCCGTATCCAGTCCGTTACCCTTGCTACTCTTACCAAAACGGTACGCATGAAAGCACTGGCGGGAACAAAACTTGGCCGCCTTCGCTCTGTGCGGTTTGATGTAGAACGGCTTGCCGCAGTTCTGGCAAGTGACTTCCGCCCCCTTGCTATGTCTGAGTTCTGGATGGTCTTTCAAGGCTTGCGATTGCGCCTTGTTAGAGCAAGAGCGCGAGCAATAGATATTCCCGTTGATAACTTCGGATGGCTTACGCTTCACGGGAGCGCCGCAATACTGGCAAGTGTAGAGGTTGGTCTTGCCTCCGTACTCGTCAGGATGCGCAACCTTGTACGCAATGTAGCAGGACTTGGAGCAGAACGAGCGGCGCTCGTCGTAGGTCGTGAACCCTACGCCGCAGTTCTTACAGGTGAGTGCTAACATGATTTGTCCTTTCTATTGTCGGGGTTGACTGTGAAAAGTATAGCACCAATGGTTACAGGGGTCAAACTAACAAGCGCGAGCAAAGCGGCTCTTGTGAATGAACTGGCTGTGGCATTTGAGCAACAGTCTATTCAGATTTTCCCCGATGCTGTGTTACTTGCTGAACTCGTAGCATATTCGGCAGAGCGTTTGCCAAGTGGCGCGTTGCGGTATTCAGCACCACCCGGACAGCATGATGACACGGTAATGGCTTTGGCGCTTGCATTGAGTTGTGTTAGGAGGGGCCTGCCTGCCGCGCGACCCTCGCCGGGTGATCCGTTCGCACAACGTAAACCCTCAGACGGGCCGGGCATGGTGCGTACTGAGACAGGGGTTAGATTCATGCGACCGACTAAGCGCAAGGTGGATACATGGCTGTGAGACGTAAGAGCAAGCCGACCCCCGAGGAACTGTGGAACAAGGCCGAGGATTTATTCGACGCAGCCCAGGCCCGCAACTCCATGTACGACGAGCTGGACGCCATGTACGACGCCGAGCCGCCCGCCAACGCGCCTGACGGTGTCAAGCTGGTACGCAGCAGCCATTACACCAACACCGTTGATCTTGTCGTAGACCTGGCCTCGCAGCAGGAACTAACGATTGAGGTGCCCCTACGCAGCGAGACGGAAGCCGCCGAACGTGAGGCCGACGAGCAAGAGGAGTTCTTGCAGGCATGGCTCCGCCAGAATGACGAGACGCTGAAACAGGCGACGACGATGGAACTCGCCTACCTCGCTACGCAGCGCGCCGTATGTATCGCCAAGGTGCTGTTCTACGACAAGTCCCTGTCCAAGCTAGAGTCCGGTGATTTTGCGGTGGCCGGGTCGCCTATGGTGTGCCTCGTGCGTGACCCTCGCAACTGTGTCTGGGAGATCGGGGTTGGCGGGACGTTGTTCATGGCCGAGCGGTTCGAGCGCACTGCGGCGGAGATTCGTGGCCTGTATCCAGATGCCTTATCCGATGTGGAAGCCTATCCCGATGACCTGGACGTGGAGTGGACGGAGGTATGGACGCCGGATTGGGTAGCCTACTACGCCGCGCAAGAGCCAATCGCGGTGGCCGGTCAGATGGTGCGGGCGCATGGGTACGGGGTCGTGCCGTATGCGGTGGGTGTGGGCCGGGTTATTCCTCGGCTACGCGCCAGGTATCAGCCGTTGATGCGGTCGATTGCCCCGATCTGCCGCAACCTGGACACGTGGTATTCGATCCTGCTCACCTCTGGTTGGGCGGCGATAACAAGCGCCTGGAACGTGTTCTCGGATGCGTATCCACTGGACGGTAGCCGGGAGCTGGATACGGCGCCGGGTGCGGTCAACTTCTTCTCGCGGGGCGATCAGGTGCAGCCATTGCAGCGGGCGCCATTGCCGGGCGACTTCTTCCAGTCGGGCGACAGGATGTTACAGCAGTTGCAGCAGGCGACATTCCCCTTTGCGATGTACGGGCAGGGTGTTGAGTCCATGGCCGGGTATGCGATCAACCTCCAAACGCAGGCCGGACGCCGAGCCCTCGCCCCGATCTGGCACGCGATTGAATCCTGCTACGAGTCGGTGTTCAGGATTGTGGCGATTGTTGGCAAGCGGAAGCTGGAACCCCTGATTGGCGATGAGATTCCCCTCGTCGTGATGCAGGGTGCGGAAGGTGCGCAGGTTGCCGAGGATGGTAGCAAGAAGCGCAAGCGGCGGAGTAAGCGGCAAGTGTCTTTCAAGCTGGGGAACGTGGGCGACGACTGGCAATGCAAGGTAGAGCTTGGCGATCCGATGCCCGCAGATGAGGCGAGCAACCTGCGCATGGCAATCGAGTCCACGCAGGCCGGGCTCCTGAGCAAGAGGACGGCACGCAGCAAGTACAAGCTGACCGAGGACGACACAAGCGAGCAGGAGCGCATCCACGTCGAGCAGATCGTTGAGCAGCTAGCCCCGTTGGAAGCGGCGAAGCTGGCAGCGGCGCGCGGGTACATCCCCCGGACGCTGAAGGTGCCGCCTGGGTGGAAGCAGCTCAAGGATGGTCAGATTGTGCCGGACTTAGGGCAAGTGGCTGATGAGCCAGATGGCTTAGCGCAGGGCGAGATGCCTCCCGGCGGTATGCCGGAAGGTATGCCGATGCAGCCGGGGGAGATGCCGATGATGGGACAAGGCCCGATGCCTGAGATGCCAGGTCAAGGTATGGCTCAAGGTGTCCCTCCCGGTCTGCCGCCTGAGTTAGCCAACCTGCCGCCCGAGGTGCTCATGCAACTACTCGCCCAGATGCAGGGTGGTGGTGGCGCAGCGCCCCAGGGTATGCCGCCAGGTATGCAGGGTATGCCAGGTATGCCGCCTTCTGGGGTGAATCCAGCCGACATGCAAGCCC